GGTCCAACCTGCAGGAGAAGGCAAAGAGCGCTGCACAGGGCACAGGAGAAGCGCTTAAAAACGCATGGTCGACTATCAAATCTGCGTGGAGCGGAACAAAAGAGTTTTTCAGCGGGATCTGGAGCAGTGTGAAAGAGAAAGGCTCCAGCACGGCGAACGGCCTGAAATCCGCCTTTCAAAACGGGTGGAACGGAATTAAGTCAGCGTGGGGGAACGCGACCAGTTTCTTCGGAAACATCGGTTCAAAAATTCTTAATTCCTTTAAAAAGCTTCCCAGCCAGCTTGCGAGCATCGGCGGGAACATGATGAAGGGGCTGTGGAATGGAATCCATGAAAAGCTGAGTTGGCTGATGGAAAAAGTCAGCAGCGCTGTTTCAAAAATCAAAAGTAAGTTCACGGATAAAGACGGCTTCGACGAGCATTCCCCCTCCAAATGGGCAAATCAGGTGTTCCGGTACGTGCTGGAGGGCGGCGGCGAAGGACTCGAGGCGGGTGCTCCGTCTCTCTTACGCGATGTGGACAACATCGTATCGCGTGTGAAGGACGGCATGGATGCCGATTTCCCGAGCGCGTGGACACTGCCTGACGTGCGGGCGGGGCAGGTCTCCTCATCCGCATACGGCGCCTGGATGCTGCCCGCAGACGGCGGTACGACGATCAACATCACCATCAACGGCGCGCAGTATTCCGACGAGCGCGCGCTCGTGGAGCGTATGTCGCAGGAACTGCAATTCTTAATGGACAGGAGGAAGAATGCCTTTGTGCCCGCGTGATCTTTTCTGGCTGGACGGCGTGTGCTGTGAGGACGTCGGGTTACGGCTGCAGGGGCCGGTGACGTTTTCGTCCCCGGAACCGAAGGTGAGCGTCGTCTCCATCCCCGGGCGCAGCGGGGATCTGACCTTTTCGGAAGGAACGTTCTCGAACGTCACCGGTTCGGCTCGCTGCTTTTCCCTGCGGTCGTATGATGTCGACAGAGTGCTGGCCGCGGTGAAACGGTGGAGCCTGCTCGATACCGGCTACCGGCGGCTGACGGTATCGAACGAACCGGGGGTTTACCGGCTGGCCCGGGTCTCCATCGGCCCGCAGACGGAGATCCGCATGCGCTGTCTCGCTCCATTTACACTGGAGATGAACTGCCAGCCGCAGCGCTTCCTGACGGCCGGGGAACTGACCATCCCGCTGACGGCATCCGGCGCGACGCTGCATAACAGCGGTTTCCCGGCGAGACCGCTCATCACTGTCTACGGCAGCGGCGCGGGGAATCTCTCCGTCGCGGGAACGGTTGTACAGATTAAACGCCTCTCCGGCAGCCTGACGCTCGACTGCGAATTACAGGATGCCTATAAGGGGGCCGAAAACAAAAACGCCGATATATCCGCGCCGGAATTCCCCGTACTTGTGCCGGGGGATAACCATATCGGCTGGACAGGCGGTATCACACGTATTGACATCATACCGAGGTGGTGGGAAGTTTGAATAATCTGATTCTGTACCCTGGCGGAGAGACGAAGTTTTCCGACAACGGCCTCGGCATCCTGTCGGATGTGACGCACTGCATGGTCACGGAGGAACGCAACGGGATGTTTGAGATGGAGATGGACTACCCCGTCTCCGGCCTGCATTACCCGGACATTGCGCTCCGGAGCCTGATCCTGGCGAAGCCGAACCCGGTGGACGATCCGCAGCCGTTCCGCGTCTACCGCATCACCCGGCCGATGGGCGGCATGGTGACGGTTTACGCTCAGCATCTGAGCTACGATTTGGCCGGCATCACCATCGCACCGTTTACAGCCGGAAGCGCGCCCGCGGCCATGGACGCCCTGAAAACGTATGCAGCGGAACCCTGTCCGTTTACGTTCTGGACGGATAAGCAGACCGTCGCCGCGATGACAGTACGCACGCCGGAGAGCATCCGCGCGCTGCTCGGCGGGCAGGAGGGAAGCGTCCTCGATAATTACGGCGGCGAATACCGGTTCGATCGCTACTTTGTGCGGCTGTACGGCGCGCGCGGCAGGGATCGGGGCGTCACTATCCGCTATGGGAAAAATCTTACGAGCCTTGAGCAGGATGAGAACTGCGCGGGCGTGTATACCGGCGTGCATCCGTTTTGGATAAATTCCGAAGGGGACAATCTGGTCATGCTGCCGGAAAAGATCCTCTCCGCTCCCGGGACATACGGTTTTACAAGGATAAAGCCGCTCGACCTCTCGTCCGAATGGCAGGAAGCCCCGACAGTGGCACAGCTCCGGGACAGGGCCCAAAAGTATATGGAGGAAAACAGTATCGGTGTGCCGAAGGTGAGTCTGGACGTCTCGTTCGTGCAGCTTGAGCAGGCGGAGGAGTACAGGGATAAGGCGCTGCTTGAGCGTGTGGAGCTGTGCGATACCGTCGGTATTGAGTTTCCGCAGCTGGGCGTATCGGCGAAAGCGAAGGTGTCCAAAACGGTTTATGACGTGCTGCGCGGACGGTATGAGAGCGTGTCCCTCGGCGACGCGCGGGCGAGTATTGCCGATACCATCATCGGGCAGGGGCGAGACATCGCGCAGGCCACAACGAAAAACGACCTGCGGCAGACGAAGACAGCCCTCCAGCAAGCGATTGATACCGCGACAATGCTCATCACCGGCAACTCCGGCGGGTACGTGGTGCTCCACAGCTCCGCCGGGCAGAAGGAGCCGGACGAGATTCTCATCATGGATCAGCCGAAAATTGAGGATGCGGTGAAAGTCTGGCGCTGGAACAAAGAGGGTCTAGGGTACAGTAAACATGGTTACAACGGCCCCTATGGACTTGCTATGACGTCTAACGGCGCCATCGTGGCGGACTTCATCACAACCGGATCGATGAATGCGGCACGCATTACTGCCGGGATATTGCAAGATGAGAATAGCAATACGCAGTTCAATCTAGGTACAGGCGAGTTCACAATGAAAAAAGGCAGTATCTCGCTGGGAAAAGACGCGAATGGATCTCCAAATTTCTATGTCAATAATTCCGGCTTGCTTACGATAAAAAACGGGCTTATTGCACTGGGGATAAATACGAATGGAAGCTATAATTTTTCTGTGGACAACTCTGGATATTTGAACTCAAGATCCGGAAAAATAGGCGGATTCAATATCGGATCTAACAGCATATACAACGATCTATTACGGCTTTCATCCTCATCTCTTTCGTTCAAAAGGGATGATCTCCAAATTGGATTTTTTGCTACTGGAGGTTGGAATAATCATCCGGAATACCGCGGAATATCTATGGAGCTTGATCCAGATGGAGATTATCTATTTTGGGGACAAAGCTCTGCTGGAGATAATGTATATTGGAGCAGATTTGCTTATTATAGAACTCCTCCTCCTGGATCCGACATTGGTGTAGATTTAAAAGACTATCTATCTTTAGGATGCGATCTAGACGGAGGAAATCACATCGCCCATCGATTCTGGATTGATCCGGAAACAGGAGGATGTAATAAAGGGGTCAATTTTGAGTCTGATGTTATTCTGATAAAGGAGATGGATGATGACGGAACCGCAGCACAGTGGACAAAAAAGGTACATGTTAAATTTAAAAACGGAATGCTCGTCGAATTTAAATAGAAAGAAGAGTAGAAAAGATGACCACAAACATGGAAAACCAAGAGATAAAAATCGAAGAGGGTACGGGGCGCGGAAAAATGGTAGATCTCTCTGATATGGTTTATTACCACAAAAAAAGAAAAGAAGAAAATACCGATGACGCCACGCAGGAGGAGTAAATGAGCGTAGCAATCAGCCCAGCTGGGACATACATACCGGCAGCCACAGCGATCCTTCACCGCACGAGCGCAGGGTTCAACACGCGCCCGCAGACAGTGCCAGTCCACCTGACACAATACGACCGGACGATTCCGATTCTTGCCGTCACGCTCCGTGCGGGCGACGCGGGAGAGCTCGAGTATACGGTTCCGGCGAATGCGGCAGTAAATATCCGGATGAAAAAGGCGGACGGCCGCTGTGTCTATAACCCCGCCCTCGGCGTCGACGCAGCGCGCAAAATCGTTTACATCGCCGTCACGCCGCAAATGACCGCCTGTGCCGGACATGCCGTGGCCGTCATTGAGATTATGGCCGACGGCACCGCGGGGACGGCACCCGTCGAACTTGAGATTTCGCGCAACCCCGTCCCGGACGAAACGCTTCACAGCTCGGACGAATACCTTAGTTTGGATGAGCTGGCAAGACAGGTGGAGGCCGCGGCTGTGTCAGCGGCAGAAAATGCGGCCAAATCAAAGGCCAGCGAAAACAGTGCCGCGGCCAGCGCGTCGACTGCATCAACAGCTGCGGAATCTGCGTCGGCATCAGCGGCGTCGGCTGCGGCGTCGGCGGGGCGGATTGAGAATATGACGGTGTCCGCGCAGACTCTGTCGCCGGGGAGTGAAGCATCGGCGATGAAGACGGACAACGGCAGCTCGTTCCACCTTACTTTCGGAATCCCCAAAGGGGAACAGGGGATTCAGGGCATCCAGGGACCGCCGGGCGTACAGGGATTACAGGGCGTCCCGGGAGAACAGGGGGAGAAGGGAGATCCCGGTCCGGTTGGTCCGCAGGGCCCGCAGGGGCCGCGGGGAATTAACGGTGTAGCAGTTTCAGCCGATGGAATCTTTGCGTTTAATGTAGATGAACGCGGACATCTTATTTTGTCATATGCAGGTGAAGAAGCGCCGAATTTTTCAATCAATGAAAACGGACATTTAATTTATCATTTTGAGGAGGCGTAAATTATGCCGGATATGGATTTCGGATTGGTCGTAGGTCCGCAGGGGCCGCAGGGAGAACCTGGTGCACAGGGCGAGAGAGGGCCGCAGGGTGTTCCAGGCCCGCAGGGAGTACAGGGAGAGGGCGTCCCCATGGGCGGAACAGCCGGACAGGTGTTGGTTAAGGCAACCGATACAGATTTTGATACGAAATGGGAAAACATTGTTCCTACAGGCGGAACAGCCGGACAGGCGTTGGTTAAGGCAACCGATACAGATTTTGATACGAAATGGGAAAACATTGTTCCTACAGGCGGAACAGCCGGCCAGGTGCTGACAAAAGTGTCCGATGTCGATTTTGACGCCGGGTGGGAAGATACCGTCCCGGCGAGCAACCCGAACCTCTTGGATAACTGGTATTTTGCGGACCCTGTCAATCAAAGGGGGCAGACTGAGTATGCCGGAGCAGTTTATTCTATCGACAGGTGGTATGTAGGAGGAGACCCGGGAACCAGCCATAAAATTTTATTGAACAGTAGTGGGCTTGTGTTGGAAACAACCTCCGCTATTCACCAAAAGCTTGAAACCAAGCTAAAAGATGGAACGGTTGTAACGTATTCTGCACTGATAGATAATGATATATACACGACTACATTTACAATAAACAATTCTTCAGGCTATGAAAGAAGATTCGAAAAAAATGGATTTGTTTTGGCAAATAATGGGGTAGTTAATTATTTTCAAATTTACAATCAGAACGAAACAAACCATAAAAATGTAATCGCAGCCAAATTGGAAATTGGCCCCCGCCAAACTCTGGCACGCAAAGAAGGGGACATGTGGGTGCTTAACGACCCGCCGCCGAATAAGACGCTCGAGCTGCTCAAGTGCCAGAAATGTCAATTGTCAATGGGCCAATATATTAGGCTGAGAGCATCCGAGTATTCTGCAAATTATATTGATTTCTGGATTCCGCTGCCTGTCAGTATGAGGGGGATTCCACGAATTGTAAATCCTGATAAATTAAGAGTAGCTGCTATAAATAGAACGGAGCAGGCAGGATTTACATTTGAAGTCATTCAAACCAAAGAAATTGGTGTCATGCTTCGGGCTACAAAAGCAAATCATGGACTTACCGATGGGCAGCTAACAACAATCGGGCAAGTTATTCTCGATGCAAATCCATAAGAAAGCGCCCCATGCTCGAAGAAAAAGTTTAAAAGGAGAAGAAATAAATGGGAGTTTTTGAAGGCTGTAACCGGCACTATATCTCTGTTGACATCCAGAGCCGCATCACAGGCGGCTGGAGTGACGGACTGTTCCCGGATAAGGACACATCGGATGCCGTTTGCATCAACGCGCAGGGCGGCTATCAGTTCCGCCTTTTCCCCGGCGGCGAAGAAAACCCGCCGCTCTATGATATGGACGGCATCCCACTTTATAAATGGGATGGACAGGCTGTGCAGCCGCGTACAAAGGCAGAGCTTGACGCGGACAGGGCCGCCATCCCGCCTGCGCCGCCGAACGAGGCTGAAGATACAGCGGCTATGATTGTTGACCATGAATACAGGCTCACACTGTTGGAACTTGGCCTTTCGGAAGGGGGTGAAGGGTAATGCTGTACAGAACGCTCAAGCGTATGATCGAACGCGGACAGGCTGCCGGCATGGGTGAAAAACTGGACATCTTTTTTGCGGCGAACAAGCTGACTGAGGCGGAGTATACCGAACTGATCGCCATGTTGGACAAATGACCAAAAGGAAGTGACGATTCATGACACAGGAAGAAATCGCCGTGAAACTGGCGGAGGTGGATTCCCGATGCCGTTCAAACACTCATCGACTGGATTCTTTGGAAAAAAACTCCGAAGCTCTTAATGAGTTGACAACATCCGTAAAGGTGATGGCGAGTGAGTTGAAGCGTCAGGGGGATGCCGTGGAAGAAATCAAAGAGGATGTGACCAACCTGGGTCACAAGGTGGACAACATTGAGAAAAAACCGGGCAAACGGTGGGAAAGCATCGTGGATAAGCTCATATGGGGTGTGGTCGGCGCGGTGTTGGCATTTCTGCTGACCAGAATCGGGCTATGAAAGGGGATTAAAAATGAACAGCTACATAAAAAAATGGATCCATTGCGCCGGGGTACGCGCATTGAAAACGTGTGCGCAGACCGCCGCGGCCACTATCGGTACAGCCGCCGCGATGGGGGAGGTCAACTGGCCGTTGGTGCTCTCCGCGTCCGTTCTGGCCGGAGTGCTGTCCCTGCTGACTTCCTTGGCGGGGATCCCCGAAGTAGATGACTGACAGCGGGAAAGGAGTGAGCACGTGGACATTATCAGGGATTACCTCGTCAAAAACAAATACAGCCGCCCGGGAACGCCGCTGAAAACCGTCTCGAAAATAGTTGTCCACTATGTCGGCAACCCCGGCAGCACGGCAAAGAACAACCGGGACTATTTCAACAATATGCCCGAGGTGGCCAAAAAGCGGCCGCAGGATGTGCGGTACGTCTCCTCCCACTATATTATCGGGCTGTCGGGGGAGATTATCGCCTGTGTGCCGGAGAATGAGATAGCGTATTGCTCGAACAGCGCGAATAGTTACAGTATCAGCATCGAGAACTGCCACCCGTACAGCTCCGGGAGGTTCAATCCGGCGACGTTGCGGTCCCTTATTGAGCTGCTTGCCGATCTCTGCAAGCGGTACGGGCTCAACCCAAAAACGGACATCATCCGTCACTACGACGTGACCGGCAAGGCGTGCCCCTTATGGTACGTCTCCCACGCCGACGAATGGGATGTGTTGCGCGATCAGGTCGCGGACAAACTCTCCGGAAAAGTGGTGGAACCCCTGCCGGAAAAGGGAACGCTTTACCGCGTACAGGTCGGGGCGTTTGCCCAGAGGGAAAACGCGGAGGCTATGCAAAAAAAGCTGCAGGGCGCCGGGTACCCGTCGTTTGTTGTGCAGGTGGAGAAATAAGTCTTGCTTTTTCCTGCCGGATGGCATAAAATCTTAAGGGAAAGGAGTGCGAATCGCATGGACGAGAAAAATATTCCACTTGCATCTGAAATGTATGCTGACCTGAAAGAAACGAATATCTTCTTACGAAAACTTTTGGTTGGCGCGTTTGTTATCATCGGTATCTTAATCAGTGGTCTCATTGTTCAACACTTCTATCATATCCACAAGTGGAGCGAGTTCGATACTTACGTTGTAGATAGCGGCGACGGCGGAAATGCGAACCTCGTCCAGGGCGATAACACGGGTGGTATCTTCAATGGCACGGATAGTGGCGCGAGTCCGCAAAAAGGGGAAGGGGAAGTCAAGGGGCAGTAGGGTCAAGAAAAAGAGGTGACCTCTTGAATATCAAGACTGAATTCACCGGACCTGAATGTGAATGTTTTCGCCGTGATTGCAATTTCACCGATGAAGAACGTGCTGTATTCGATTTGCGGGTAAAGGCGTACTCTATTGTTGAAATTCAACAGTTGCTCAATATGTCCGAGTCAACAGTAAACCGGCGAATACGAAATATAAAACGAAAAATACACAAAGTCATCTGACAGTTTTCCGAATGAAACGCGAGAGAATCTTGATAGGTTCTCTCGCGTTATTTATGCGAAAATATATTTAGGAGGACACGGAAAGCGGCAAGGCCGCATGCTGAGAGGCATTTCCGCATCCTTCTATTCTTTTTCAGGAGGACAACATGACTGAAGAGAGACGTTTCCTCGCCACGGGCATGCCCTTGGACGAGATCATCTGCACTTGTTACGCTCTGCGGCGAGACGGCACTCTGCCGGAATTCGTCGCCGAAAGGGAGGAACTGCACACCTGTCACTGCGGCGGGGTCGGGGACTGCCCGGGCTGCCCCAATAAGAAGAAATGAGTTACGCATACTACAACCCCAACCCGGCGGGGCGCAGCGTGGGCGACTGCGCTGTCCGTGCGCTTTCAAAGGCCCTGGGGCAGACCTGGGAGGAGACCTATGCCGGGCTGGCCCTGGAGGGCTTCCTCCGGGGCGACCTGCTCAACGCGGACAGCGTGTGGGGGCCGTATCTTCGCGCCCACGGCTTCACCCGGCGCCTGATCCCGGACGACGGCCTGGGGGCGTACACGGTGGAGGATTTCGCCCGGGACAATCCCAACGGCGTATTTGTCCTGTCCATGCCGGGGCATCATGTGGTGGCCGTGGTGGACGGAGCATACTGCGACACCTGGGACAGCGGAGGAGAATGTCCCTCATACTACTGGACAAAGGAGCGTTGATAAATGGCATATCCGACCTACCAATACCCGGGCTACCAGCCCGCGCCGTACTACCCCGGCCCTGTGCCGGATCAGCTGACGCAATTACGTCAAAATCAGATGCCGACACCTATGATGCCTGGACCGCAGATGACGCAGCAACCTCAGTCACAGCCGGTGCAGACCAACATGGGACCGGTCACGCCCACCAGCGGTCCACAAAACAGCGGCATCATCTGGGTCAGTGGCAAGGCCGAGGCGGACGGCTATTTGGTGGCCCCAAACAGCGCCGTAGCACTCTGGGACGCAAACAATCCGGTGATCTATTTGCGCAAAGCGGACAGCACCGGCAAACCCTCCACCGTGGTCTATGACCTAGTGGAAAGGACGGACAAACCCACTCCGCAGCAACCCGCGCCGCAGGTTGACTTGAGCCGGTATGTCACCATCGACCAGCTGGAGGACATCCTCGCGGAACGCCTCAAACGGCCCACAAAGGCATCCAAGACAAAGGAGGATACAAGCAATGAGTAATCCGTTTTTCAAGGCGATGGGCGGCTCTCAGGCCCCGCAGCGTGGCCAACGCAACTTTGCCCCGGCCCTGCTCCAGCACCTCCAGAATTTTCAGGGGGATCCGATGCAGCAGCTACAAGAAAAAATCAATTCCAGCGGTATCAACCAGGAGCAGGTCAACCAGCTTCGCAGCATGGCGGAGAGTATCGCCCAGCGGATGATGGGCGTGCTGCCCCGCAGATAAAAACCACCCCCGGTTAAGGGGTGGAAAGGCCTTTGGGATCGGAAAGATAAACTGTATAAATTCCGTTCAGCGGCTGATACAAAAAATCAACAACCACCATATCATCACAGTTCCCATACAAGTCGCGAGGCCAGATGAATTCTCCGTTTTCACCATACCTGGGGACATCACCCACCGCACGCTTAATGTAACCGCCTTTGTTGAGCTCCTTAAACCGCTTAAAAGTAATCATTTTGTTTCCTTTCTTCCCTCGTAACCTCCGGGGCGGGCTGTGCGTTTTTGTTTTGCTTCCTACGACCGGGCTTCGGCTTCCATTGTGTAATCACTCATCGTGAGGATTTCTTCAATAACCGTGTTACGCAAAAGCGCATCCAGCAGTATCTTGCGGGCAAGCTTCATGTCAATTTCATGACGTTCTGCTATTTCTATGGTCAGGTATTTCAGCGTCTTGTCTGCGCTGATGTATTGTAGTTTCTTCATTTTCTTTCCCTCCCAGCCTGTGGCCTGTCGTGTTGTTTGTGAGACGTAGTATTACGTTCTTTATGAGCTTATTATAAACGTAGAACTACGTTTTGTCAAGGCCTATTTTTCAATTTTTGCAAAAAAATAATGACCGCCGTTTTTGGCGGTCATTGGTCGAAATTCATCAATTCGTCAGGGCTTATTTCAAGGGCTGCGGCAACCTTTGAGGCAAACCAAAGCCGGGAATTTTTCCAAGGAAATCGGCCCGAGCTATACCCTTCAAGTGTTCTGTGGTTTACGCCAGCCTTTTCCGCCAAACTGCGCACGGTGTAACCATTTGAATATATGTACTCGGAAAACGTCATTTAATCACCCCGCTTAATGGTAACACGTAGATGTGCGTTTGTCAACTCAATTTGTGCATACAGTCTGGCCGGACTTTGCAAATACATCAACAAAGGAGAATAAACTATGTCTCTTGGTTCTGAAAACTGTGCTGCTCCTCTGTCCGCT